TTTGAAAACCTTTTTGATAAAGATGCAGAAGAAGAAGGTTGTGGTTTTTATATGCCAGATTTTGCTAATAAAGAAGGTTTCTATGATAAAGATGGAAACAGTATGACTAGAGAAGCAGCAACTTATGAAATTAGTATTCGTAAGATGCTAAAGAAGAAAGGTAAGATAAAGAAACTACGAGATAGAAGTATGGAGTATTCTTTTTCTCCTTCAGAAGCTTTTAGTAGAAGTTCTGATAATATCTTTCCTAGTGAGATTATAGAACAATGTATATCTAATATTAAAAGAAATGCTCTTAAAAGAAATTTAGGTAGGTCAGGATTATTAGCTTATAATGAACGTGGTAATGTTATATTTAAAGATGCTAGATTTTTAGAAGAAGCAGAACTACTTAGGTTTCATCCAGAGATTAATGATTTAAAACTTAAACCTTCAAAAGATAATCATGGTTCTTTTGTACAATTCAGAGCACCTTATAGAGATGCTAATGGTAATGTTCCTGATAATCTTTATAGAATTTGGCATGATCCATTTGGTATAGATAAGGACAATAAAGATATGACTAGTAAGCATTCTTTTGGTTGTACTTACGTTTATGAAAGAGTAAATACTTTTACTAAAGGAAGAGGAGGAAAACTTGTAGGGGTTTATATAGGTAGACCTGAAACTACAGATGCATATAACGAAATATTATATAAGATAGCCCAGTACTATAACGGCAAGATACTATATGAAAAGAATACAAAAGGTACTTATGATTTCTTTAGACAAAGAGAAGCTTTACACTATCTTACAGAAGAACCTGTTAGTATCTTTGATAAAGAGAATGAAGGTTCTATGAAACCTAATTATGGTATTCAGATTAACGACCAACGTAAAAGGGATGGTGCTGTATATCTTAAAGATAAGCTATTAGAGAAAGTTGATACCGATGAACATGGAAATGATATATTGTTTGTGCATCAAATTCCAGATATAAATCTATTAAAGGAGTTACAAAAGTGGAGCTTAAAGGGGAACTTCGATAGAGTAAGTACGCTGATAGTAGGAATGTTTGATATTAGGGAACAGTATTTCGTAGAGGTAGAAGATACAATACCTACAACAGATATGGAAAGTTTCTTTAATAGAGAAATGTTTTAAGCTTTTATTTGCTTTTCTGCTATTTATTTTTAACTTTGTATAAACAAGCTAATAATGTCTATACCTACTCAAAAACTTTCACAAGATAACAGATACGAATTAACTGATATAACAGGTCTTAACAATATAGAAGAAACAGCAGAACATTATTTAGATAGTATAGTTGCTAATGAAGAAGAAAGCGAAATAGTAAGACTATATAGAATGCTGGAAAATGAAGTTAATGAAGAAGATTATAATTACATACTAAATCCTTTTAATACTAAAGTAGAGAAATATAAAAGATTTAGAGGAAGACTTAGAAATTTTAATATAGTTTCTCCTGTAGTTCAAATGAGATTATCTGAATTTGGTCGTAGAGAACATTATCCAAATGTAATTCAAACTCACCCTAATGATCAGAATGATAAAGACAAAGGCTTAAATGCTTTCTACACTGCTTATCAAGGTCAACAAGCTGTAAATGCTCTTAATGCTGAAGGAATTAATACAGGTCAACAAACAGTTGAACAACCGCCTTTAGATGAAGCAAAAGAAGAATACCAACGTACATATAAAGATAATAGAGTTATTAGTGGTCAAGAAGCACTAGACTATATTATTCACGATAAAGATTTAGCTGATAAATATATAGACTTATTTGAACACTATTTAGTTTGTGGTCGCCCTATATCTTATAAAGGGGTAAATCATAATGATATAGTTTTTGAAATTGTTCATCCTTTAGATTTTTATTTTCCTACTAGTGTTAATAAAGAACGTCTTGAAGATAGAGATTGGGGAATACGTAGAATGAATATGTCACCTAATGGTATATTAGATTATCATAGAGGACATCTAAGTAAAGAACTTACTAAAATTTTAGAATCTGCTGAAAGTGATTTTGGTATCAATAATGATATTAGAAAATACAGTGGTTATATGTATATGAGTGATGATGATTTTAATGGTCGTTTTAAACAATATTATAGAGGAAGTGAAAATACTGTTGAACATTATCATATAGTTTTTAAATCATTTAAACGTATTGCTATTCTTACCTATACAAATGAGATAGGAGAAATAAAAGAAATGGAAGTAGAAGATAATTATAAACTTGATAAATCTGTAGGAGATTTAAAATTAGAGTATGATTATAAAAATGCTTTATACGAAACTTATAAGGTTATAATTAACAGCCACGAAGAATACCTAAGAAGTAGAGAAATACCTTATGATAGAGCGGCAGTTAATAATTCTTCTGAAGTTAAACTGCCTTTTAATGGTATTGTTTTGTCTACTATAGATGGACAAATTAAATCTATGGTTAAAGATAGTATTAATTATCAAGTTACTTATAATATACTTAAGTATGCTAAAGAAAAGATGATTAATAAGAATAAGGATAAGATTGCTGTTATTCCTTTAGGACTAATCAATAAAGGTAAAAATGGTTGGGATGAAGAAAAGACAATGTATTATACTGAAGCTAATTCTACCTTATTTATAGATGAAACTTCTCCTACTTATACTAAAGCTATACAAGGACTTAAAGTTATGGATATGTCTTTAGGAAAGTATATCAATGAAGTTGATCAAATGGCTGAACAAGTTAAACAAGAATGGTGGGATAGAATAGGTTTCAATAGACAAAGGTATGGAGAAAGTATGGCTAGTGATGGTAAAGCTAATAATGAACAAGCTATTTTTAGAAGCAGTTTAATTAGTGAAAACGAAACTAGGATATTTGAAAAGTACCAAGAAAAAGATTATGCAGGTCTTCTTGACCTTTCTAAATATGCTTGGATTGATGGAGTAAAAGGACAATATGTTACTACTACAAATCAACAAGCAATATTTGAAATGAATGCAGATAATTATATATATTATCTTAGTAGTGACTTTGATGTACACGTTTCATTTAGTGGAAAAGAAAAAGAAAAAGTAGAAGACCTTAAAAAGTATATGTTTAATGCTACTCAAAATGGTATGAGTATGCGACCAGTAATGGAAGCTATGGACACTCGTTCTTTTACTATGATGAAAGAAATAATTACCAAAGAAGAGAATGCAAGAGAAGAACTAGAACAAGCTAATAAAGATGCTGATAGACAAACACAACAAGCTATTCAAGAATCTCAAGCTGCTACTTCTAAAATGGAGAATGACACTAAGATATATGAAGCAGATAAGAAATTTGAAACTGCAGTTACTGTTAAATCTATGGACAATGACGCTAAACAAACAGATGAAGGGGATAATTTATTAGAAGCTATTACCAAAGAACACGAAATTAGTATAGACGAACGAGAACAAAATAGAAAAGAAACAGAAACAACTTCTAAAATAATCAAAGAAGATGCGGAAACAAAGAAAATTAAAAAAGAAACTTCTGTAATAACTAAGGAAGTAAATAACGCAAATAAATCTAAATAATAAAGATATGCCAGAAAACGAACAAACAACAAACGAATTAGACAATTTAGGAGTAGATGAACTTCTAGCAGCAACACAAGGGGATGATGTACAAACAATAGATTCTCAAAGAAAAGACGATAAACCGCCTGCTGATACTCCTCCTGCTGATACTCCACCTGACACTCCACCCGATACTAATATAGGGGGAGAATTTAAAGGTACGAGCCTATCACAAGAAGATTATGATACTGTTTCAAATGAATTATCTGAATCTATAAGAGGCTTTAATGCTGAAAACTCTAGTGATGATGATAAAGCAATAAGGGCAGATATGTTAGCACTATTTGAAGGTGCTACGGGTTTTGATGAAGATTTTAACTTAGTAGATGCAGAAGGTAAACAAATAGCTTCATACGAAGAATTAGTAGATAAAGTAGGAAATGAAGAAGAAGCTAATTTTGATGACGATGGAAACCAAATAGATAAAGAAGGTAAAATTATTACTTCTAAGCATCAATTAGATGTAAATGATAGTAATACAAATACTGTAGGAAAAGAATTAGGTTACGAATTTGATGATGGTAAAGGTGGTATTAAACTATACAAAGAAGGTAATGAGGGTCTTAAAGAATTAACTGAAGATATTGCTAACTATAAATTGCAAGATTTTCAAAATGAGTTCTTTAATAGTAATCCAGTATTAAGGGAAGTAGCTAAACATTTATTAGGTGGAGGACAATTAGAAGATTTCCAAAAGCCTATTGATTATACAGGCTTTGATGTTAAAGATATGACTTTAGAAAATAAGAAAGCTGTAGTTAAGCAATCTTATTTAGCTGATGGTGTATCTGAAACAAGAGCAAACAAGCTTGTAGAAAGTTTAGAAGAAGGTGATGCTCTTAATACAGATGTACAAGAGTCTTTAGAGATTCTTCAAGGAAAACAAGAAGCAAGAGAAACAGCTCGTCAAGAAACTTTAAATGCTCAAGCACAACAACAAGCAGAAGATAATACTAAGTATTGGGGAAGTGTAGAAGACACTATTACTAAAGGTACATTAGATGGTCTTAATCTTCCTGAAGCAGACAGAAAAGAGTTCTTTAATTATCTAGCTTTACCAGTAAAAGACGGTCAAAGTCAAGATATGATAGACAGAGGAGAAAGAAATTTAGAGCAAGAACTTAAAGAGGCTTTTTATAGATTTAAAGGTTATGATGTTTCTAGTATAGTAAAAGAAGAAGTATCTAGAAAAAACCTATTAAGTACACGTCAAAGAATAAAAAAGAGTAATGAAATGAACCAAAGTCATAAACCTCATATTAAAGGTGGTGCTGGGGAGATTAGTATAGATAATATGTATTAACTTATTGTTTATGCTGTATATTTATTTATTAATTAATTAATTAATTTTAAAATTATGAGTTTACCAAGACAAGACGAAAGTCGTATTATAACGCATGAAAGTTATAATGGTAGAGGTTTTACAGACGAAAATTCGTTAGCACGAATGAGAATGACTAAACCTGACACAATTAATCCTGCTATTACCTATCTAATGGGTAGAGAGGATAAGAAATTTCCACTAACCTTTCTAACAGAAGGTCAAAAAGGTGGTAGAAAAGGAATAGAAGTTAATTCTATTGAGTATAAGTTTCCTGTAATGGGCAGACTTAAAAAGAGTGATCAATTAGTACGTTTAGATTTTCTTGATGTAGCTACGGCAACTAATATTGGTAGAGGTGGTGCACCTTTTTATCCTGTTTTTAAAACAGATTGGTTGAAAATGCACCATACTGTTTATTCTCCTAATGGTACGGCTTGTCGTATTCAAGGGAAAAGTGAAAGAGTTAATGGAGGATTCCGATATAAGTTTGTACTTATTTATCGTGATGCTAATGAAGTAGTGCCTAATAGTGAACTTTTAAGTAATGTTAAATGGTCAATGACAGGTGGTGCTTCTGTTTCTCAAAGTGATTCTAAAGGAAATGAAAGTAATGTTCAAGCTCCAGGAGAACTTAAGAACCAAATTTCTATTTTAAGAAAGTCTTACCATATTGCTGGTAATGTTACTAATAAAGTAGTAGAATTTCAATTTAATACTCCTAAGGGTGGTGTATCTTCTCTTTGGATGCCGTTTGAAGAGTATCAACATGATATTCAATTTAAAGAAGCTTGTGAAGAGAATCTATGGTGGAGTAAATATAACCGTGATGATAAAGGTAATATTACTACTATAGACGACGAAACAGGTCTTCCTATTCCTATGGCTGCAGGTGTTAATGATCAAATTCCTAATCATGATACTTATGGAGAACTTACTGCTAAGAAACTTAGTCGTACTATCTCTGATGTAATGTATGGTGCTACTGATACAGGACATATGAACATTGTTCTTTTTACTGGTATTGGTGGAATGGAAGAATTTGATAATGCTATTAAGATAGATATTGCAGGAAGTGCAAGTGTTTGGAGTGTTGTTCTTGCAGGAGATGCTGCTAGTAAATTTATTACTGGTGCTCCAGGAAGTAGTAACCTTTCTTTTGGTGCTTACTTTAGTCAATACAAACATGTTGATGGTCATGTAGTAACTATTAAACATCTTCCTCTTTTAGATTTTGGAGGTCGTGCAGACAATAGTCCAGAACATCCTATTAGTGGAAAACCTCTTAGTTCTTATGAAATGTATTTCATAGATATGAGTTCTTACGATGGACAAAACAACGTTAAACTTGTTTATGAAAAAGGTCGTATGCTTATTAGAGGAGTTGAACAAGGTATGTCTTTATTAAGAGGTGCATCTTATGGTGATTATAAAGGTAATGGAAAAGATCTTGCTTTGGCAACAGACCAAGATAGAACTTCTGTTCACTTTATGAAAACATTAGGAGTTTCTATTTTTAGAAATACACATTGTTTCAAATTATCTTGTGATTTATCATAAGTAAAACTTAATTTATAATGTTATAAAGGCAGTAGTGTTATTGCTACTGCCTTTTATAAAACAACAAAAATACAAATGGAAAATAATAATACAAATAAACCGAACAACGAAAACAAAGCAAAGGATTCTTCACCTGTTGTACAACAAAAAACAGCAGTAAAAGAAGAACCAAAACCTATACACCCAAGTAAATTGCGTTCTAAAGTAGAACTTTCTATTAGACGTAAATCTCTTAATGCAGGACTTCCTGGGGATGATACTGTACTACACAATCCAAAGATTGGAAGTTCTTTAAGAGGAAAAGCACCTTTAAGTGGTCTTGACCTAGATGAAGAAAAAGTATATCTACCTACAATTTTAGGTATTTCTCCATTAGACCTTAATTGGGGAAGAGAAACTAGAGATTATTGGAGTAACATATCTGAACGTGTACCTCACGATAAAGAAGGAACTAATAGTAGGCTTCCAGGTCGACTTCTTCTTTTTACTATACAATTTAATAATCTTAGAGATAAAAAGATATTTGATAATGCTGAAACTTTTGATGCAAAAGCCGCTTTTAGTAAGAAAGGTAAAGTTATAGAAGGAGAAGCGGATTATGTTTTATTTAGATACTGCCTAGTTTATGGTAGAGTAGCTAATAGTAAAGCTGATAGATATAAGTCAGGTAAAATTGATTTTTATCTTTATAGTCAAGAAACAGAATCTAAAAAGAATTACAATCTATTTGAATTACGAAGACAAGCTAAAAATGCTTTTGATGGTATTCTTACAGATGAAAGTAAAATTAATGCTTTACTTAGAGTATTTGAAAAAGATCCTACTGATACTTTTATGTTTCAAACAATAGAAGACAAACATTTAGTATTAGATGGTCTTATAGATAAAAATCCTAAACGTTTTCTTGCTTTTGTTAGTGATAAGAGTTTAGCTCAAAAAGCATTAATTAAAGAAGCTGTATTAGCAGGTATAGTACACAATCCAGCTAATACTGATAGTTATTATTATGGTGATGATAAACAAATTGTTTTAGGAAATAGTTTACCTGATGCTGTATTATTCCTTAGAAGTAAAGAAGAACGTAATGCACAAATACTTGAAAGTATTAAAAGCCAAGTATTATATGCTAAAAGCTAATTAAACAATGAATGCACAAGAACTACATATAGATTTCGATCTTAAATTACAAAAGATTAATAGTAATATTACTCGTAATATAGAACCAGAAGAAAAAGATTGGTTACTAAATAAAGAAGTTATTAAATTTCTTAATAAAAGGACTAGAGATATTTCTGATTTTAAACGAAGAGGATTCGAAGAAGATACTAAAAGACTTAAAGATGTAAAGTCTTTAATAAGAACAGTATCTCTAAATGTAGAACAAATAGAAGAAAGTAAAGGGAGAGTAATTCTCCCTTCTTTTAATTATAAAGATTTAAAAGCTAGTGCAATTTATTATAAAGATTGTGAAGAATCTAAAGCAAGAGAAGTAGCTCCTATAATTAATATATTTAGGTTTAAACTTCCAGAGGTAATTACAGAACCTATTAAAGTAGAACTTACACATTATGGAGGAATAAAGACTTTATATAATACAGTAAATCTTCCCTCTACTTATATAGGGAGAAACACTTTAAACCTTACTAAGTCTTTTATAATAGAAGCTAGAAAAGCTTTACTTACAACAGAGTTTAAAGATATAGAATTATATTATGAATGGTATGGAGATACTTATTATGAGAATACTTTTTTTCTAGTAAGTAATAATAAACTAGGAAATGTAAAAGTTTATAGTGATGGTGATTCTAATATTAATCCTGTTTATCTTTCTGTTTCTAAAGCAGTTATACATACAAGCGAAAAAGAAATAAAAAGACCTATTAGATTTATAAGTACTGAAAGTGCTGATTGGAAAGAAGGCTCTTTCCTTAGTGGTAGTCTTCTTGAAAGTCCTACTATGGAACTTGAAGAAGGTTTGGGGTTTGTATATTTTCCGAATAAAACGATAGTTAAACAAGTAGTTTTTACTTATATTTGCAGACCTAATCTAATTGATATATATTTAGGTACAAGCTTAAATCTTAATACAGACGCTTGTGAAGAAATAGTAAGCCAAACAGTAAGTTTTACTAATGCTTTACTTAATAGTGGAAACTATGAAAAATATTTTAATGAAACAAATTTAATTGAATAAACTAATATTATGGAAAAAGTTATTGTAGTAAAAGATTTAGTATATGCAGCAGGTGTAACAGCTATTGGTGATGTACACGACAATTTAGCTAATGGTGGAGTTGCTATTTTTAATTCAGAAACAGGAGCATTGCTTCCTGCTATTATTTCAGATGCAGATTACCTAGATTTAAAACAATTTATTATTGCTTTTAATATTGAAGGTACAACTAGACTTACTAAAGGAATAGTAAGACGTGGAGTAGTAAGCTTTATAGAAGGACTTTATATAGCACCTGTATTTCATACAGTACAAGCTGGTGGAACAAATACTCAACTAGCATTTGATATTGCAGATGCTGATGTAGGAGATGTAAGTATTCGTGTAGCGGATAATACATTTACTGGTCAATACGCTACTGCAATGTATAATGCAAGTGTTTATAAAAAAGCTAGTGATACAGTAGAAGAAGTTGTAGATGAATTAGTAGCAAAACTTAATGCTAATACTATGCTTCCTGTTATAGCTACTGTAATAGGAGCAGCTCCTAGTTTTGGTATAACTATCCAAAGTCAAACAAGAGGACAAATACTTAGTCTTACAGGAGAAGGTTTACTAGAAGGTATGTACAGAGCAGTAGACGGAACAGAAAGTTCTGTATTACCTGTTAATGGTGCAGGAGTTGATGAAGATGTTTTACAACACGAATTTGAAGTTTCTATGTATTGGGGTAATAGTAATTCTAGAGAAATTGCTGCATCTTGGTATTCACAAGAAACTGGTGCTGTAATGGGAGAAACTTATGTAACTAAAACATTCACTGAAAAATTAAATAAACCTTATATTGGAGAAACTAACGTATCTCCTAATTATACTGTTTATATTCCTAGTGGAGCAGCAACTTTAATTGGAGTTTTAGATGGAATATTTGCTAAACTAATTGGTGGAGCTTATACAGAAGCAAGTTCTTCAGAACCTGGTGATGATGTATAAATAAATGTTACTAATAAGCTTGAAGATATTATTTAAAAAGTTCGTTGATTAGATTTATTTAATGTTTATTTTTTAATTAACAAAAACCCTCTAATCTAAAAGTTAGAGGGTTTTTTAATAGAATACTAATATAAAAATTAAAAAGAAAGCAAATGGCTTTACCAAAAGATATAAGAAGAACCCAACAAGCATTATATGTTATTTCTGATGAAGATTGTAATGTTGAAATTTATAGAAGAAATAATAATACTTATGAACTTGTAATTATATATGCATATACTACAAGTGAAATACCTTATTATTTATATCCAATAGAAGAAGATGGGTTATACCTAATTAAAATAGAAGGAACTACTGC